ACACAAAAGATGAAGTTTACACAAAGGAAGAAGTAGATAATAAACTTAGTGAAATACATATCAACAAGATTTATGTGGCAACAACCGGAAGTGATACAGAAGGCAATGGTACAAAAGAAAAACCATATGCCACCGTATTAAAGGCAAACGATATTATTACTGATGCTTCTGAAAAGAATAAGTATGAAATTATTGTAGCAGATGGAACATATACGGATTTGCAAGAAAAATACAAAGGTCAGAATGGTTCTGACTATCAAGGTATTATGGCAAAATCATATGTAACATATAAGTCCAAAAGTAACAATCCAGAAAAATGTATTTTTATTTGGGACGGCGGTGTTGGATATGACGCTATAAGTAACGAGTCTTGTTCTAACAAATGTTTTTTTCACATAAATTCGGTAACCATCAATACTGTAATTAAAGGGTTTAAATTCGTTGGGTCTAATCTGAGATATTGTTTACATTTTGAAAGTAATTGTCTTACGACGCCTTATATTGAAAATTGCATTTTTGATTGGCATGGCAGAGATTTCTTACCCAAGAATGGCCCTGTTATTGGCATGGGTGGAAGTATTTTCTCACATATCACTTTTAAAGATTGCAAATTCCTAAACTCGCAAAATGATGCTGGTATTCAATGGCATGATAACACATATCCTTATGATTGGATGAATGGAAGATACGAGCCAGAAGGTCTTTGTCCAAAAGGCGCAGTAATTGAATGTATTGATTGCCTGTTTGATAACTTAAACATTCAAGTGAGGAGCCAAAATGAAGATAGACCGATGCCTTGTTGCTTAATTGTTAAAAATTGCGGTGGCTTAAAAAATGTATATCCGACAATTATTGCGGGTGGCACGAAGAATTACTGGAAACTATTTAACCAATGTAGTTTTATCAAAAATGATTTACTTACAGATGCCACTGAAACTACAACCCATGATGAAATGACATCAACCAAAACATAAACTGATTAACTAAAGAGGACTTTAGATAATGTCGCTGTAGGAGGCACTACTTTTGTAACTTCAAATAGTAATTCAATTACAAGTCGTGTGCTTTCAATGAGTGGAGAATTCGACTATATCATAATCGAAGGTGGTTATAATGATGTGTTCGGTAATTCGCCGATAGGCACTCTTACAACAAACTATAGTGATTCGTTTGATTCTGCTACAGTGCTTGGAGCTGTAGAAACTATTTGCAAACATTTAAGAGTTAATTATTCGTCTTCAAAAATTTTATTTGTTCTTGGGCATAGGCAAAGCGGCATAGGATTTTCAAATCCTAGACTTGACACTATGTGGGACGCTATTATTACTGCCCTTAATAAGTGGTCAATGCCGTATGTTGATATACGCAAAGAGGGTACACTAATGGCTTATAATAGCGAATGGCTTTCCTCGTATTTTGGAGCAGGCGAAGACGAGGGAACACACCCCAACACGCTTGGCTATAAGTTGTTCTATGTTCCACTGGTTGAGGCTAAACTCGAAACGCTGTAATACTAAAGCAACATTTAACACAGTTAATAATAAGGAGCATTCGTTTGAATGCTCCTTCGGATAAAAGGAGAATCAAATGCGGAGTTCATCAAGATTAAAACAAAAAATATGGTTTTCGAAAATCGAAGAAGTAATTGAAGGAATTGATACAGTGCAAAGATACAGTAAACCAATTATGAAGCGGTTTACTGTATCGGCAACCGCAGGGACACCAGAAGAAATATCAGCCGGAATCGTCCCGACATATGACCGATATATCACTTCTTTCGACAGTGATTTCAAGCCAGAAGAAGGTATGACTGTTTGGGTTGACAATATTCCACAGCTTGACGATTCTGGAAATTTGGTTATGGAAGATGATGGAATAACGCCAACTACACCACCAGATTACACTTTAAAGAAGATAATTGATAGTCAGAAATCGAAGGTGGCAAGGTATGGTATATCAAAAATAGGAGGCTCGGAATAGTGGCAAAGAAGATAAGAATTTCCCTATCCGAGAAATCAATCCAGAATGCAATAAATGAGGTTCGTAAGTATCAGAGGGAACTTATTAGTAAGAATGAAGTATTTGTCCGCAGACTAGCTGAATTAGGTATTCCAATCATTGACCAAAACATAGCGGCAGCACAGGGTGATTCCGACAAAAGCCATAATACCTATATCAAAATTAATTCTTTTGGAAGCTATTCAGAAGCGAAACTTGTAGTTGAGGGAAAATCAATTTTATTTATAGAATTCGGTGCTGGAATCAGATATAACGGCTCTGCTGGAACAAGTCCGCATCCAAAAGGGGAAGAATTTGGATATACCATTGGTTCTTATGGAAAAGGGCAAGGTTCAAAAGATTTCTGGTTTTATTATGCCGATACTGGAGAAGCGGTCATGTCTCATGGTACTCAATCGACCATGCCTGTTTATAAGGCAAGCATGGAAATAATCCAGAATATACGCAGGATTGCAAGGGAGGTGTTTGGAAGTTGACAACAGTAGATAACCCAGTGGAAAAAGTGTTTAAGAGATGGGAAGAAGAAGTTGCAAAACCGATTTGTAAAAAAAATTACTCTATGGATATGAGTAAAATTCCAGCGACATTTCCGTATATGCGAATGATGTATCTGGGAGGAATTACTACAAGAACAGATTTGGAAGGAAATGAATCAGCAATGAACATTTCGTTTCAGATAGAATCTTTTGCAAATGGTTCGAATTCTTTGTCCAAAGTCTACCAAATGGATGATGCATCCCATAAATGCATGGTGGGAATGGGATTTCGTAGGACTTATCAAAACCTTATTGAAAATTCAGACAGTAAAATCAAAAGAGTAGTCAGTAGGTACATCCGGGTTTATACCGGGAAACTTTTGGGAGAATGATTATGGGTAAGGCAATGAGAAAGCCCAGACCATCACCAGCGAAATGGTACTGGTTGGGAAGCGATAATTGTTATGGCTGCAATAACAGGAATAACTGTAATCAGTGTAAAATTCTGAAACGCCAACGTGCTTATGAACGAGAGAATAGAAAAAGAAAAGAAGAAAACCGTATAAAAGTGAGTTCCTGTTAACCCTAAAAATGGTTTATAATAATAGCATGAAATTAGGACATCTGGAAACGGGTGTCTATTTTTATGTGCAGAAAGGAGTGAAACCATGATGAATGATAAGATTTATACAATCTTGAAGTATATTGCTCAGATTGTCCTTCCGGCAGTAGGAACCCTGTACTTTGCTCTTGCCGGTATCTGGGGATTCCCGTATGGCGAAGAGATTGTGGGAACTATTACGGCAATTGATACATTCCTCGGAGTTTTATTGGGAATTAGTACTGTAACATATAACAAAAAGTGTATTTCTGAAAAGACAGAAACTCAGAAATAGAAAGGTTTTGGTGTTCCAATCCATCTCCCGGCATGAGGGTTAGAAATGCAAATAGGAAAATAAACCATAAAAAGGAGACTTGAGTTTATGTTAGTAAAAATTGTTGGAAAACGTTATGAAGAAAAAATTATAACAACAAGCCTTGAAGTTGCAGAAACATTTACCTATTATGACGAAGAAAAGGGTGAACACTACGCAAGAGAACATAAGTATATTTTAAGAGCAATACGTGAGCTTAAATGTAGCGAAAAGTTTCGAGGTGAACATTTTGCACCGTCAGAATATATTGACAGTCGTGGTAAAAAACAACCATGTATAGAAATGGATAGAGATGGTTTTACATTGCTTGTCATGGGATTTGCTGACCCAAAATCAATGTATTTCAAGGAAAAATATATTGAAGCCTTTAACACTATGGAATCTGAATTGAAACGTATCTACACCGAGCGTCAGCAGTGGCAGATTGAAAGAGATAAAGGTGTTGTTATCCGGCATATTTTAACGGATACAATCAAAATGAAGATTACAGACAGTCCTCATAAAAGATTTGCATATCCAAATTATACAAATTTAATTTACCGAACTTTATTTAGTAAATCTGCTAAAGAATTAGAACAAGAATATGGAGTAAAATCAAAAGAAAATCTAAGAGATTTTTTTACAGGAGAAGATTTGGCAAAGGTTCAGTCAATGGAAATGCTTGTGTCAAGTCTTATCAACTGCGGATGGGGATATGAACAAATCAAGGATTTTATTCAAAAAGAAACCATAAAAATGATTGCATAACCACTGTACCTTATTGGGCGGTGGTTATTTTATTACCGGCTACCAGACAGGTAGTCGCTGACCGCAGATAGATAGCGGTAGAAAGGATGGAAATATGGATTTAACAACATTGGGAGTTACATTCGGATACGGAATCGAAGAAACGCCTGGTCAAAAGCCATCAGCATTCACACAATTAAAAAGATGTAGTTCAATTGGTGGTATTTCATTAGAGACAGAACAGATTGATGTTTCAGCGTTAGAGGATTTGATTACTCAGTACGCCGCTGGAAGACAGGACACAGGTGGAACATGGGAAGTTACTTTTAATATGAACAAGGATGTAATCAAAGCAATCAAAAAACTGTACGAAGATTCATCGACAGCTCGTTCTACTGGAAAAGCAACATGGTTCCAAGTTGTTTTCCCTGATTTGGAAGATGCGTTTTTTGTAGTGGCAGAAACCGGACGAGAAATTCCGCTTCCAGAAATAGGTCAGAATGAAGCTGCTACCATGCCTATTACTTTAATTATTTCACAATACAAAGGTCTTGAAACAAAAGTAGCGTTTTCTTAAAGATAATTTCAATACAAAAAAATATCGGGAGGATTAAATATGTTTTCTATTAATGTTAAGAGCAAAGAATATAAAGTAAAATTTGGTTACGGAGTTTTGTGTGAAACAAATCTTATTGACGAGTTATCAAACGGAACAAAGGAAGAGGAATTTAATAAATTGATTTCTATTTTGCCGGAACTTTTACTGGCAGGACTTCAGAAAAAGCATTTTGATGAGTTCGGATATGAAACAGCATCAGAGAAAAAAGTTGCATTACGAAAAATATATGATTTGTTGGATGATTATGAGGAAGAAAGCACAGAAGAAGATGAAAAAAATGGATTTATACTTTTTGAAAAGTTACAGAAAGAACTTATGGCAAATGGTTTTTTATCGGGAATGACAAAGAAACAGGAGGAACTTGCGAAACAGCAGGATGCGACTACGATTCCGCAGGATCACAAAAAAACGAAACAGTAAGTTTTGCTGAAATGGTTTTTAATGAAATTCTTCCATTCTACTTAATGATCGGAATATCAAAAGAAGAATTCATGGATTCAACTCCAAAAGAGTTGGAACCATATAAAAAGGCTTATGAATATAAGCAAAAAGAAAAAGACTGTGATATGTGGCAAATGGGAATTTATGTACTTAATGCCGTTTCTGTAGCAGTTAATGGGGCTCTGATCGGGAAAAAGTACAAAGGAGAGTATTTAAAAAAACCATTGATGATAGAAAAGGAAGATCACGAAGAAGAGATTACGGAAGAAAAGATAAAAGAAGAACGCAAAAAATTACTTATGCAACTTCAAACAATGCAGGTGAATTTTGAAATGAATCATGGAAAATGATATGATTGTGGGCGGTGAAAACCGCCCCTTTT